TTCAGCTGACCAACTAAAAGCAGCTGAAGATGTTTCTCGAAGTGTTAAGCTTACACTAAGTTCACCGCTGGAACTACTATTAGAAAACTTCCAGCCAACTACCTCAAATTCTTTTGCAGACCAACCGTAGCGGCTAGTTGTTATTCCTACAATGTCACCGACTTGAACATTAAACGCATCTAAACCAAAATCAGCTGTGAGCGTCATACTCTCACGCGCTCTAAACAAAGTCATTTTTGCTAGGCGCTGTGCCATTGCGCTAGACGTTGTATAGGGTAGGGCTAAGTCTATGGCACTCTCAACACCAGCGTCGTTTGCAATAAAAGTAGCGCTTCTAATTTCGGGATAGTCAGTCCGTATGTAATCGTCAGCAGCAGAGTTAAACATACCGCGCACAATATTAAAGGTATCGCGTCTACTAGGTTTTGTTTCAACATTAATGCCAGATCTAAAATCGTCTAAGGTAAATGTCTTTATAGCTGCTGTGTATTCTCCTACTTTTAATTGCCAATTACCCTGACCCCAAAAAAGGGTAGCAGCGCAAGAAGTCATCATATCGCCCAAAATATCAGACGGGCTTCTGTCTAAACTTACGACACCGTTTAGCTCATATCTTTTTTCAGTGCCGCCACCAGCTAAGGTAACAGTTTCATCACATGCGTTAGCAGCTGCTGAAAATACGGTATCGTTTGTAACTCCCGTATTATCAACACCGTAAGCGCTCGTGAGATAATCACGAATACATAAAGCAGCATTAGCTGAATAAGCAGTGCTGGATGATCTAGGATCATAAACCTTTTTACCCTGCACTATTGCAGTAAATAAGGGTATCCCTTCAGCAAAAACATTTTGGTCATATTCCATCCTCACATAGAGGCAAGCAATCCCTTCACCTTTAAAGTTAGTATCTTCACTACTGCTAGGAGCAACCCCGTCTATCTTCCACTCAGGGGGATCATCAATCCCGTTTAGTTGGCTATATACATTTTGATTATCAGCGCCCGTAAACTTTCGGATATATATTTTTGCGTTACTGCTATCGTCTTTCCAACGTGCATCAGAAACAAAATAATCTGCTCCAATTGTTACGGTAGTGTCATTAATGTAGACGTTACCTATGTCATTTACTTCATGTCCAGCCAGCACAATAATCTGATGTAAAAACTTATTAGTGTCACCAGTGCTTTCGATGTATGTAACAACACCGCCTTTTCTTATAGTGCCGTAGACAATTTCTTGAGGCGCTGTTGCTGTCCTAGTGTTTGCTAATAATCCAGAGCTAGTACCAAATGCACCAAAATCAGGCTTAGGCATTAGAGCTTTTATTGCCCAGCTGCTGATTGCTGCTATCGCTAGATAGTTTATAGCTTTGGTGATAAATATTTGCGTAGCCGTAGCACTCGCTAATATATTTCCACCGAATAAAATAAAGGGATCTCTAGGTATTCTTTCCCAGCTGTTAAGGCTGACCAATCTGTAATTGTAAAGACTGTCTTTCACGCTAGCACCCAACCACTTGTAATTGTTTCTATCGGTAGGGCTTCCAAAGATTTCTTTCCTAGAAAGACAGCGCTGCTACCTAAGCTTATTCCTAAAGCGTCATTTATAACCCACCGTCTAGCTGCTTTAGTTGTAACTAACGCGCCTCTAGGCGGCACTCCGTCAACTCGCTTTAGTTTAGTTGCTAAAGCCTCATAAAGTGTTTTTGCTGCAAAGCTTTTCCTAAGCTTCTCACGACTTAAATACATTCCGTTTTCTGTATATTTACTAAGCCAATCGTCAGCATAACCAGTGCCATACATTGCTTTGAAACAGTTGTTAGTAAATATAAAGCAATCGTTTGTATGCCACTGAAACCCGTAATCTCTATTTGCTCTTATATAATCGTTAAGAGCATCAAGATCAGGTTGCTTCATCACTCGCTTGAACTTCTCTACCCCAGACAATTGATTTATCTTGCAAGCCAGAAACCCAATCAAAAAAACTGTCAGATCCAGACAGACCTTTAGACGTTCTTACAGCCTTGTGGCTTTCGCTTGTGTAGCGTCTCATATTAGGGCGCTCTAAAGTGATTAGTCTGTTTTCAACCGTTAGCTTAATAGTTGCGCTGTCTGCTTCATCTACAATAGTCATTTGATCCATGTAGCCGCTAAAGACTTCAACTACATCACTGACCCCACTTAGACCCCAATAAATTGTTACTAATCTACCTTGGTACTCTTCAGTTAAAGCGTAGGTCAGAACTGTGTTTGCTAAACCTGACAGAGTTAAAGTCGTTCCTCTAGCTGATAAATCGCCAGCCTCTTCAAGACCTTCAATAGAAAGAAGCGTACCCGTTCCCGTATAGGTTGCAGAGTTAATTGTTTTATCACCGTAGCCTGTCCACAGACGCAAAGCACCAGAATTAAAAGCTAAGTCTACAGCGTAGAACGGTTCAATTTCAGCGTTTGATAGAGCTGATAAAATCGCGCTCGGAACTGCTCTAGTCATACTGCTTCCATAGCTCCAAAACTAATCCCATAAACTGCTAATTGATCTACACTGTATGCAGTCTCATTACTGCTTAGTCTGAATAAGCCATTAGCGCTTGTAAGATCCGCTGATACTGCTGACCGATCTTTTCTAAGGCTAGGCCATATCTCTAGATCTGCTGCGCTGCCAGTGCCTGTATAATCCTGTAAAACTTTATGCAACGTCGAGTCAGAGCCAGTACCCAAAGCCAAAAAGTCACCAGCCTTTAAAGTCTGACCAGACGTTACAACTGCACTAACTGTATTATCACCAGCAGAGCCTGAGATAGTAGCCGCTGTCGCTGTACCTTGTATGCTGTGCGATATAGGATCACTCAGTAGAAATGTCCCATGCTGACCCCTTAGACTAATAAGCCACGCTACCCAAGCCTCAGCGGTATCTCTCCGCATTGGTTTTAGACTTACATCTACTGACCACATTTGACCGCTGTAAGTGTGCGTTTGTCCATGAAAAGAAAACGGACTACGAGAATACGCAACAGAGTTTATTGCTCTAAAATCTATAGATCTGATTGTTGTGTAATCAGGTAAGCTTAGAGGATATGTTATCGCCATTAGCTAAAAGCCCGTCCGTAACTGCCACCCCGACGCTTGCTATCAACAACAGCTGCTTTCGCACTTTCAGCGATTTGAGGTAGCAAGGTTTTAATTTCGTTTCTAACCGTCTGCTGGACGCCTGTAGTCACGTTAATCGTTTGATTGATTGTCACCCCATCACCACCGCTTAAAGCGCTCTGTGCTTGCCCTACGCTTAGGACACGACCACTTTGAGACGGAACAAATATTTCTCTTCCATGCTCACCGACAACAGCAGCTTGACCAGCTTGCATATAGCCGCCAGAAGCTAAATTAGTAGGCACAACTCCAGTTGGTACATTAATTCCACCAGCTGACGGAAAACCTAGAAAACTCATTGTAGCATTTACTAAGCGCTGTACTACTAAGATCCTGTATAGCTCTCTTATGATTGCTTGGGCTGAAGATTTTAAAGTATCTTTAAAACTTTTTGATCCTTCTATTGCGCTCATAAAAACATCTTCAAAAGCAGATTCTAAAGTAGAGGCCATAGAGTCTAGATCTTCTAGAGTTTTGTTCATTATCTTTAATTCAGCAGTAGCTTTTTTTACATCAGCTGGATCTATCGGTGAAAAGCCTGTACCTTTGCTATTTCTTGCTTTTTCCATTTTCATAATTAATTGTGTTCGCGCTTCTTCTTGGTCTAGCAATTTCATTCTTTCATCTTGAACACCAGCAAGCTTTATTTCCGCGACAACTAGATTATCTATCATAATTTGCTTTTTCTTATTGAAATTTTCTTCAGTATCAAAAGCAGCTTTTTTAAATTTCTCAATCGCCTGACGTTTTTTTAAAACTTTTTCTTCTAACTTAATTTCTTGTTCGTACAGTGAATCCATTCTTGCTTTGTCAGTCATTTGAAAAATAGCGTCAAAAGCTTCTAGCGCTGTTAAAGCAAACTTTGAAAACTGCTTACCCATAGCGTCCAGAATTTCATCCATTCGCCTACGCATTTCAACTCCAGCTAATACTGTATCATTAGATAATACTAGCCCAAGCTCTCTAGCTCTTTCTGACATTTCACCCATTGCTTTGGCGTTATCTTGAAACAACGGAACAAGTAATGTTGCATCACTAGCAAGCGCTTCCATAAAGAATGTCATTTCTTGCTGGTTTACGTTTGCATCTTCTAAAGCTTTTACATAAAGCGCTAGACCTTCATCTGAACTTAGCCCCTTAAAAGCGTCAGCAGTCAGCCCAACTTTAGGAGCGATCTGCTCAAAGAAGTCTACAGCGCCACCACCGCCAGTTTGGAAAAAGTCAGCAAACTTGTCGTTTGTGTCTTTAAGTATGTCTGCAAGTTTTTCCTGAGAAACGCCAAAGTTTGCAGCCGCAAAAGACATTTCTTGGAAGCGCTCAACATTCACGCCAGCAAGGGTTGAAAGATTTGTAATTTCTTTTGACGTTTGTGTAGCGTTATCAATCATTCTTTGAAAGCCAACACTGATAGCACCAACCGATAACAAGCCGCCAAGCTTACCAGCAGAGATACTAAGCTTATCCATAGCTTTAGTTGTTTGGTTTAAATTAGTCTTAGACTTATGTGCAAATCTTTGGATCTTTTTATTTGCACGATCCATAGCCTTATTGAATTCACGATCTTTTGCAGAAAGTATAATATTTAATTCTTCTGCACTAATCGCCATTTATCCGTACTTCCTTGCTAGTTCTTTTGCCTCTTCTAGAGAGGGTGCATTTTTGCCAGCCCTGTTTGGGCTATGCGCTTTTTGCCAACCATCGAAAACAATAAAAACGTCTTTAGGTATCATGTTCCTAATTTCGTCAGGCTTTAATCCAGCTACTATTCCGTTTGCTATTATTTTACGGACTTCAAGCCTTGTTTGCTTTTGCGTGTAACTTTTTTTTTAGGCTCTGAGGCAAATGCGTCAGGCATAAACGCAATACCTAAAACAGCCTGAGCAATTTGGTAGAGCCGCAAATAATCAGCTGGGGAGCAATCTTCAATTATTGCATCAGCTTCTTGATCTTTTAAACCACCACCAACTAAGCCTAATGCTAAAAGATCTTTTATTTCTGTTGAAGTTGGCTTGCTACTGCGCTCAAAAAAGCTATCCCAAAATTCAAAAACGCCTCTATGCTTATCCTCAAATCTTTCGATCTCTTTAATTCTCAGAACAAACGTGTAGCTAATGCCGCCAAGCTCCTCAACTAAACCCCCTCTAGGGGCTTCAGCGGTAATAGCCATTATGCAGCAGTAAACGTTACAGCACCGTTACTTTCAAGACTTGTTGAGAACGTAACTCCACCTTCTGTTTCTCCACCAAACTCCAAAGACGTTACTCTAAAGTTCCCAGCATATGTTCCAAAGTCA